ACGCCGTCGAGCAGTCCCAGGCCCAGCCCGACTTCCTCGATGATGATCTGGTTGATGTCACGGGGGCGCTCCTTGCCCGAACCTGAGACCGCCAAGGCCAAGAGGTAGATGTTCGACCGCAAGCCCGTCGGGGTCTTGACCTTTCTTGCAGCCAGATACGACATGAGCGCCAGCGCGCCGGAAAGAGCCAGGGGTCTGTTTGGCGTGCTGGAATACTCCAGTGTTGTAGCCATGACCTCGCCGACTAGTCCCTGAATCTTGTACAGGTGTTCGGGAAACGGCAATGTCTCGATGAGCGTTTCCATCAGCTCTTCTTCGGACACTTCCGGAGCTAAGTCATCCTGAGCACTTGGCTGTGGCAATTCCTGCTTTGTTTCCGCAACAGCAACAGAGGGGTTTTCCTTGTGTGCGCCGAGCAGCCCGGACAGGTCAACATCGGGATGCTCACGCGGTTCGGGCTTGTCATAACAGCCTGGTTCAAGCATCACGCGGAGTTTGCGCCAGTCGTTGCCCATGCAGGAATTATGCAGGCAGCGAAAACCAATGGCGCCGGCGGCATTCTGGAACAGGGCTGCGGAACGGTTTGTGTGCCCGGAATGGAAGGGGCAGACGGGAAAAATCCATTTGCGCCCGCCCTTGTAGGGCTGTGCAGAGCCAAGTTCAGGGCAGTGCGCAGCAATCCAGGCATCCAGATCGAAGGGTTCGCCCTCAGCCAGGTATGCGGTTTTGGCAGAGAGGTTATCTTCAACCCCCTCTGCAAGCGCACGAAGCTGTTCCTCGCTCACCATGATGATTTCCTCTGGCCTCTCCAGGATATGCGCCATCCTGTGCGGGCGGAATCCCTCGGCGTGGTCGCCCTTGCAGTTCTTCGTGCCGGGCAAACGCCAGATGCGCGACGGGTTGAAAACCGTCTGATCCACATGGACGCGCTCATTTGAAACCGCCGCGAGGCTTGCAAGACATCGCTTGACCAGACCGCCATCCTCGACAGGGAGATCGATAAGGTACATAAGCTGCGCTCCGTTGCCGGAGTCAGTCATGATCGGCTGCGGCCAGCCAAGCGTGGAAAGACCGTCGCGGATTTCCCTAACTTTTGCCAGTGCGGCCTCGTGTTCGGCATCGGTGCTTGATATTCCAGTAGGCCGGTCAGCGTCGCAGTCGATGAGAAGCCATCTCCGACGGATAGTGTCGCTATCAGCAGTGGTTGGATCGTTTCTGCCAAGAGGACGAATGCGGTTGACCGCCCGAGCTAAAAGATCGGGCTTGACTGGGTTGGTCGTAGCGTACACACCTCGAAAGCCGTAGAGTTTGCAGACCGCTTCGGCGGCATCCCTGATGTGTTCAAAATCAAAATACCCGGAAGCTGTATGTTCCTGCCGGTTGCATGACGAAGTTGCCCCAAGAGCACGGATTTCGAAGACATCGCCCGGCCTGAACCAGAGGGATAATGCACGGATGATTTCTTCCTTATCCGTCATGTCAATTAACTCCCCCGGAGATCAGCACAAAAAGTTTAGCAAGCAGGTTGCGTTGCGGCTTCATGGCGGGCAATATCACATTTTCAAGCCAGCCTTGGAGCAGGGCGACATTCTTGTGGCGGCGGCGCGAGAGAATGGCCTGCAGGTCATCTACATCGATCATGCGGAAATACTGCGGACCGCCAGAAGTCTCCAGCCGGATATATTCCGGCGTGGATATGCAGAAGCGACGCAGCATTTTGTTGGATTTTTCACAGCCGAGAATGTTGCTAATGTCGGTGGCAGCGAACTTTGGCACATTGTTGATGGTGACCACGCGGATCGTGTGCCGACCAAAGGGGAGATATTCTGGAATGTTGCTCATAGCGATTTCCGTGTTCTTGGGGTTTTTGGGTTTCAATCAACTTGGCAGTCAGCTAGAAGCCTCTTAGCTTCAGCTTTGATGATGGCAATTTTTTCTGCCTGCCGATCACAGCTCTGAATGAACTGCAGCAAACAGTTTGGCAAGTTTTCGGCCAGGCCGCAGGGACTGCAGAGCAGATCGTAGTTTATCAAGTACATCTGCGGCTTCTTGCCGGTTCCAGTCTTGGTGCTCAGATGCCAACGGCCATCCTGGCTCACCTTTTCGGTCAGGCGCTCATCGGTCTTGGTTTCCCAGATAAATTCAGACATAGGTTGCCTCGGGGGATGCTTGCTCAAAAGGTGACCGTTGCGGTCAGGGTCGCTGCGGCGAGCCAGTAGATGGCATGCCGGATATCGCAATGCCAAGCGTAGAGTAGTGCTGCGCCAACATCAAGCGTAATCAGTGCTAATGGGAATATCTTGGTTGCATTCATCAGTGTTCCTTGCGTGTGGGTCAGAATGGGATGGGGTCGCCATCATCGATGAAAGCAGCGGTTTCCGGCGAAGCATCAACAGGATCAGCCCATCCTGGTTCCGGAATCCAGGCCGGCTTTGCGCCAAGCCTGCAACCGGTGATACGGTCGAATTTTTCTCCGGCAACATGCTTTACCGTGATGGCAAGCGGTTGTGCCAGGCAGCCTTCTGTGGCCAACTGGACAGCTTCCTTGGCTGAACTTGGTATGGGGCAGCTCTCAGAAGTACGGCTTTGCCACCACTTCACGAACTTCTCCCGGGCGTAGCCCTTATGCTCCGGGCAGACCCATTCGGACATGAAGCGGTTGAAGCCGATTTTATAATCAATCCTCATTGTCCTAGGGGTATTCGGGGCGGCGTTATATTTTTTATGTACCGCATAGTATGCATTTGTGACGGCATGCTCGCTGCATGTAGTTTCCCCGGAAATGATGCCTTCTGTGGATGCCGTGTCGGTAATGTTGCTTGTTTGGGGCGGGGGAAACTCCAGGCCGCATGACGGGCATTTCTGGTAGGCTGCATGGATAAGAGCCTGGCAACGGGGGCATTTCTTTGCCGGAGCCTCGCTTTTTCCTTGAGCCTTGTCTTTGATGCGGATCATGTCCACCGGGCCGTGCCGAAGGATATTTTTCCCGTAGTCCAAAACCAATGCTTCCTTTTTTCCGGTCTCAGGAGAAAGTCGGGTCGCTCTGCCCACCATCTGAACGAGGAGTCCCGGTGAGTTGGTTGGCCGCAGCAAGACGACGCAGTCCGTGTTGGGGGCATCGAAGCCGGTGGTCAGCACATTCACGTTGACCAGGAACTTGATCGGTGGCTTTGCCAATCCGAACAAATCCCCTGCTACATGTTCCCGCTTGAATCGTGCAATGATTTCAGCCCGCTCAGCGGCCGGCGTAGTGCCCGTAACCATGGCGCATTCCTCATGGGAGTAGTGCTTGATTCTTTCGGCCACGTGCCGGCAGTGCTCCACGCTGGAAGTGAAAATCAACACGCTCATGCGATTGTGGGTAATGCCGACAATTTCCCTGCAGGCAGCATCGACAAGCTCCTCTTTGTCCATGGCCTCAGCGATCTCATCGCTGATGAATTCGCCACCGCGCACATGCAGACCCTCAAGGTCGGCCTCCGCCCGGCCAGCGCGGGCAACCAGCGGCGACAGATATCCCTGCTGGATCATTTCCTTGAGGCCGGCTTCATAGCAGATTTGGTTGAGAATGTTTTCCGGCTTGCAGATCAAGCCGCCTTTCAGGCGAAAGGGAGTGGCTGTCAGGCCAATCAGGCGGACATTCGGGTTGATGACTTTCATATCCTTGAGGAGGGACTTGTACATTGAATCCTCTGAGCTGCTGTTCAGAAGATGGCATTCATCGATCATCACGATGTCAAATGCCTCCAGTTCACACGCCTTGTTGTACACGCTCTGGATGCCGGCCACGATGACGTTCTCCTGTGTGTCGCGTGATTTCAAGCCTGCTGAGTAAATACCTACCTTTAGTTCCGGGCAAAGCCTGGAAATTTTGTCGGCATTTTGTTCCAGAAGCTCTTTCACATGGGCTAACACCAACACCCGTCCGTTCCACAACTGCACGGCGTCAGTGGCAATCTTGGCGATCACATGGCTTTTGCCACACCCGCAGGGGATCACCACGCAGGGATTGTCCTGGCGTGTTCTTAAATGCTCATAGACGGACTCGACCGCCTCTTTTTGGTAGGGGCGAAGCTGCATCGGTCACGCCCCCTTCCTGCAAATACATCCTGCGCCGTGCATGAAGTGTCTTACGTGCCTTTTGGTGGTTATGGGATGAGCGGGCGCCTGGTCTCTCCGCCAGGATTTTTTTCGTTTTTCCATTCTGTCACCTTTATGTGCGCCATGCCCGCTGGGGGCAGGGCGCTGTGCTTGGTCACTGTGAGCTTCCGTATCTGCGAGTCGTCCTCATACAGTCCCGCATGTGCAAGAGTGTCCAGGAGGCATTTAAGGGAATTGTCAACATCGCGCCTGCGGTAGTCGGGAGGATATAGCTCGATGGTAATTTCTACAGGGCAGCGGTACATCCTGACGCCTGCACTCCCGAGCATTGATACTACCGTTTCGCGGTACCGCCTGCCGTCCCGGCTGATCAGCACGCGCGGGCCGACATGGCGGTAGTAGTGATTCACGCTCGGCGGCCACGGGAGTTCAAACTCCTGGGCGGCGGTCATGGCTTGTTTGTTTCCCTGTTTTTGGCCTCGGCATTCGAAATGAAATTGACCATGAACGTGACGCATGAGACAAGAGCTGCAAAGCTAGCAGCAACAGCAATGGTGTCAGCAGCACAGATTGCCAGCACTGAGGAGAGCGGCAGTTTGATGAATTCGCTGGACAGCAGCAAAGTGCCGTCGCGGAAGAACGTTGCAGCCTTGAAAGCAACCTGTGCGACAAAAAAGCTGAAAACTGCGAGAAAGGCCGGAGTAAAGAGTTTTTTCATGGTAGTCATCTCCCTCTCGCCCACGGCGGGGCGGCGTTGGTTGCTGCTTGTTGTGACGACAAGGTTACGTTCTGCGAGACACTGGCGGTTACGCGGGGGCCGTATCCTTTGATTTCATTGACGATTTCCTCGTCGGCAGTCTTTTTGCATCGGACGGTGATGGTCATCGGCAGATTGTGAAGCTCCACCGAATCAAGCGGCTTCATGATGTTGACGGCGTGACAGATGGCAGAAAGGTCAGCTCTGGCCATGCGGACGGCGTCAGGATTCGGATTTTCCAGATTGAGGCGGCTCCAGAGCTTCCGCCCCTGGAATTCGCCAGCGCTGATTTCGAATTCCAGCCAGAGGTACTGGCCGTTTCCGCTCTTGGTTGGCCGCATCTCCGAATCGGCGATGACGGCCTGGTACTTGCCGGCGGGGATGGCATCGAAACCCGCACTGGGTTTGATGTCGCTGGCGTTGAAGTTCAACGTTGACATTTTCTGTTCCTTATTGCTATGGGTTGCAGTGAGATGGCAGCATAGGATGCTGCGGATGGCTTGGCTGCTTTACCGGCATATCGGCCGGGCAGCGAATGTGCTCAAAGAAGCTGAGCATAGGCATGAAATCGTCCCGGATGAGACGGCATTTTTCTCCTGCACGGATACGGCGTCCGCAGAGGTCACAGACCTGCTTGGTGCGAAGAATGACTATTTTTTCCGACATGGCTTCACCTCACTTGGCCTCTCTTGCCCCGGCTTTGCCGTAAGCTTCAATGAAGGCAGTCCAGGACAGTGGAATTTCTGCTGGCAGGCCGAAACGGTTTTTTGCGATG